GCATCAGTCGCCGCCAGCGATGACTGCATCGAATTCAAACCTTCATTAAACGCCGCACTAACCGTGGTCGTGGCTGAAATGCTCGTTTCCAACGCATCCAACTGAATTTCCAACGCTTCGACTTCAGTGCTATCCACCATTCGTCTCTCCAACCTTTGTGTCAGGGTATTGGGCCAACAATTCGCCCAATCCCGTTTTTGTCATAACCTGCGCAGCGCTATTTGCGCCTCCCAGCTTCACCGACAGCTCGTTGGGCGTCAGCGCCCAAAATTCGTCCACAGACAGGCGCAGCTGATGCAAACCAACATGCATCAACCCAACCCAGTCCAAGCGTTCACCGCTCATTCAGGCATCCCAAAAGTAACGCTTAACAATTGCCCTGCCGCGCGCGCCGCCCCAACGGGACCACCCTCAATGCGTGCTTTCAGCAAATCGCTCTCGTCGCCTTGCCATCCAGCTCCTTGCAAGCCCGCCAAAAGCAACTGACACAAATCGGCGGTCTTGAACTGACCGCTTTCAAATCGCTCGACCATCGACAACAAACTGTCATCGCCCATCGACGCCTCTAACGCCGCCAGTGACCCAAGGCTCAACCGCATTGGATGCTCTTCACCATCCAACGTCAGCGCAACCTCACCGTGATACGGGTTCACCATCAAACAGCCGCAAACGTCAGTTCACCAGCAGAGGCCATCGCCATCTCATAGGTCGCCTCGCCCTCGTACTGGCCTGCATATTCAATCGACGTAATCTGAAACGCGCCTTCAATAATGCCAAAATCAGGCACGATCACCTGAAACCCAGGTGTGCCCCCATCAAAAAACAACTGACGCGCCCGCTCGTCCGTGTCCGCATCGCGAAACACACCAGATCCGCTAATGGATGCGGATTTCACTCCACCACCTGTCAACAGCTCTCGCCACCCCCCAGAACTCTCGATCGAGGTCACATCCACCGTTTGCGAATTAAACGAAATCCGACTGGCGCGAAGCCCCGCCAACGTCGTAAAATCCCCAGCCCCATCCATATCCACTTTGATCAGCAGATCTTTACCGTTTTGAACAGCCATGCTCTTTCCTTTTAAAAATTTCTAAAACTAAGTGTGATCGACCAGAACGCGGAACGTCAGATCAATCCTGCGCTCACCAGCCCCAGTATCGCGCCGCACTTTCGCAGATCGAAACTGGACGCGTCTGACCGTGCCGCTGCCAAGAGAAACGGGCGTATCTTCCAAAGCAGCGCAAACCTCATTGGCAATGCGCTTGGCATCCGAAAATCCGCTGGCATTTGAAACAACGTTGACAATCAAATCATGTCGCGTCGCACCATGCGTGATATCACCTCTGTCGAACGTCTTCTCTTCACCAATCAAAACATACGTCGTCGCGCTTGTGCCACTTGGAACCGCGTCATAAATCTGCTCCCCGACCAAGGCGCTCAACGGCCCATAGTTGATCAATGCTTGATAAATACCCGCCTGAAGATCAGCCAAATGTTGAACACTCATTTACCCACCTCTTCCTTGGCCCAACAGGTCAAATACAAGCCCAACTCATCTGCATCACTCACAGCATCAATGTTGTAAATCCGCGTCCCTTCAACAAACCGCTGTCCAGCAATCGGTCGCATCGATGATCCAACAGGCGCTGAGCGCACTGCAATCTTCAAACGAACCAAAGACGCATCGTTAAGGCTCGTCTCGCGGGCCCGCGCTGCTTGCACAACAACGTCCCCCCACAAAGATCCAATCGGTTCCCAATTCGCCTCAAACCCACCTGCGCCATCGGACACGTCTGATCGTTTCTGCAAGATCAGTTTGCGGCTCAGGTTATATCCAGACTTCATCGCAAAGCCCCCGAAATCCGCATCGGTCGATAGCTGTCGATCAACGACAAAACAGCCATCGGCAAAACACCAGATGGCAACGGCGCACCAATTCGGTTTTCGTAAAAATAGGCCGCCAGCAACAAAACTGCTTGCGCCAAATCTGCAGGCAAGTCGTCCCAAACAACGCCATAGCCCGCGCTAAAGATAATATCAGCCGACCCACCAACAGGTATTGTCGGTAAACATGTCCCCACCGCCTGAATTGCAGGAACCTGCGCGTCTTTGCGCAATTGATATGCCTCAGCAGAAATCAGCTCCTGCCCGCCATTGGCAGCATTAATCGTAACACTTGAAATGCTCTGCACAGGACGTGTCGGAAACACTTGGCTTTGACCATCACGCCAACTCGTCAGGTTCAACTGAAACTCGCGTTGCAACAAGACAAGTCCAAGCTTGTTCTCGATGGTCGAAATTGCCGCGCGTAAATACGCTTCGATCAACGGATCTTGCAAATCACTTTCGTCAAACCCCGTCCCCATCCGCAAATGGTTCTTAAAATTGTAGAAAGGCAATGCCCCAGACGATATCGATGAAATCTCATTCAAAATCATAAAACGCTCCGATTGGTAAGGAAGGACGCCCTCTGCACTACTTGGACAAAGAGGGCGGGAAGAATGCAAAGGACGTCCAAGACTGGGAACTTCCCAGTCAACCCAAGGGCCCAAAGGCCCTAAGGTATCTCGTGAACGATCCGTTGGTTACGTTGCTGCGAATTTCAAAAGCTTGATCGCCGCAAAATCGCTAACATCACCGCCAACACGTTTCGTCGCATAGAACAAAACATTTGGTTTCGCACTGAACGGATCACGCAAAATGCGCAGATCAGGACGTTCTGCAATGGTATAGCCGGCACTAAAATCACCAAAGGCAATCGCCAAAGCATCCGATGCAATATCAGGCATGTCCTCTGAAATCAGAACCGCATAGCCCATCAAGCGTGCGGGTTCGCCCGCCGCCAAACCGTCCGACCACAAGAAGCGACCGTCAGCATCTTTCATCTTGCGAACAGCGCCCGCAGTCTTGGAATTCATAACAAAAGTCGCATTCGCGCGGTATCGTGCACCCAAGGCATAAACCAAATCAACAATCGCATCCGCAGGGCTGGCACTGTTGAAATCACCATCAGCACCCGTCAAAACATGACCCAGTTCACCCCAAACTTCCGCACCATTTTCAGCGGTGGTGTAAGTCAGAAACCCCGTTGGCTTATCCACGCCATCACCCGACACAAATGCATCGCCCTCGGCTCGTGCAAACTTGTCTGCAATGCGTTCTGCCAACCACCCCTCGACATCAAACGCGCTGTCATCCAACAAACGTTGTGACGCCTTTGGCAGGGCCGACAATTCATGCAAAGGAATTGAAATACGCTCGACCTGTGGCGTTCCAGTTTCCGCCGACGGATCCGTTTCCGTCGCCCAACCCGCACCGATGTCCGTAGTATCGACCAAAACATCATAGGCCGTGGCTTCAACCTGAACCACATTCGCAATCGCTCGAACGGATGATGTCGATTTCAAAACAGACGCGATCTGATCCGATGTCTGCGGGTCAACCAAATAGCCACCATCCGCAGCCACCGCCGTCGACAGGCTCTTCTCTTCAATATCCAACCCACGCATGCCGTCATCATCACCCGAACGTAAATAGGCCGAAAACGCCTTTTTGTGCGGCACCTCTACCTCTGCGGTTTGGGACAATACGGGGCGTGTCGTGGTCAAGTTCTTGCGTTCCAACATATTTAATCGATCTTCCTGAGTTTGAATGCGGCCTTTTAGCTCCGCGTTGATGTGTGTAAAATCTTGTAAAAATCCAGCCATCTCGGCCTTCGCATCGACACCTGAATCAGGCCCCGGCTTTGCTTGGCGAGAGAGTGCTTTCGTCTCCGTAGCGGTCATAAAAATTCCTCTAAGATAAAATAAGCTGCCCCTCAGGCCAGCAGTTCGCGTCTGGCATCCGCAATAACTTGCGCCAGATCATTCGCCAGTTGGGTATCAGTATCTGACCCTTCAACTCGCGCTTCGGGGAGCATTGGAAATGTCACCAATGAAACCTCCCAAAGGTCTAATTCGTGCAAAAGGCGCTGCCCCGCAGCCCTCTTTTCTGCACGCGTTGTTCGATACCCAATCGATAACCCGTCAATTGCCCCCGCCTCGATCAGCGCCAAAGCCTCTTGCCCCGCTTGAATATCTGTCAAAAT